AACGTAAAGAAGTCAAACAGATTCGGTGAGAAGATCGGTTCTGTTACCACTTTCAGCGACTTTGTACCCACTGCCGCTGACGGTGCAAGCGCAGCACTTGATGATATCATTGGTGGCCCTACAAAGACCATTCAGCACACAACCTTCAAGAAGCTGTTCAGGATCACTCGTGAAATGAACGAGGATAACGAAGTCGATATCATGCAGTCAAAGGCAAGGGGCATGGTTCAGTCTTACAAGAGAACCCGTGCTAACTTTGCAAGTGCAGCACTTACCGCAAACGCAGAAGCAGCAACTACTCAGACCACTTTCAGCTTTGGTGGAGTAAGTGGATTTGACTGCGCTTCCGCAGACGGAAAGGCTATCTTTGCAGTAGATCACCCTCAGGCTACCAATACTTCCGCAACTCAGTCAAATATCTTCACTAACGCTTTCGGAAGCGACGATCAGATGCTTCACAGACTTGCGAATATCGGAAGAAACTACAAGAACAACACCGGTCTTGTAATGGGATATACCTACGATACCATCATTATTCCTTCTAACTGCCCTGAGCTTGAAAGAGTAGTTAAGAAGATTATCCGTTCTGAGCTTCAGGTCGGAAGCGACTACAACGACGTAAACGTCAATAAGGGACTGTGGAAGCTTATCATTGACCCTTCATGGCAGGTAAGTTCCGCAGACGCAGCACCTTATATCCTTATGTCGAGCCAGGCTAACAAAGAGCTTCTCGGAAACAAGTTCTATGACAGAGTATCTCTTGACGTTACCGGCGACGTAGATATCACTACCAACGATATGATCTGGAACGGCTATTCAAGATTCAGTGCAGGCTTCACTTCATGGCAGCACATGATTCTCGGTGGCGCAGCACACGGTACTACCCTTACCTGATAATCGCGATCTCCCCTACTCTTCCGTCCTGGAGGGGTAGGGGAACAAGGAGTAAATATGATTAAGACAGAATACATAAAGTCAGACGGAAAAATCTACGAAGTCAAAGGCAGAGACGGTGCCGGATATCCGATAACCGTACTTACTGACCTTAAAGAGATACCCGAAGATAAGCCCCTGTCCGAAGAAGACGCGCCTAAGAGAAAAAGGAAAGCAGAGTAAATGTATACCTGGAAAGATATAAAACTTGCAACATTACAGAAAATGTTTGCCGCAGATGGTTCGGAGATCGTACAGGACGAGTCCACGAAAGACTATCTTGCGGGTATGCCTTATGCTGCGAACGAAGGCTTACAGAGACTTGCCACTGCGGGTAAGTTCATCAAGAAGTCTATCGTGCTTTCGCATAGTCCGGCAAAGAACCTTGTCCCGACTAACATATCGGACGTAGTTATTGACGCTAAAGATTATGCGGTAACAGTCGAAGGTGGCAAGTCATATTACTTTCAGTTCTCAGGAATAGGCACTGCACTTATCACGGGTGGAGACGACGAAAAGGTTATAAGCATAGATTCTTACGGGACTTATGCTGAGATAAAAGGCAACTACGCAAATACCGCGGGTGGCCCTATTACTATTACTTTTGCGTCAGAATATCCCGCAACAGTAAAAAATCTTGCCGTATATGGAGAGACTTTCCCGTCAGTCGAAGACGAAGATTTAGTCCAGGAATACGGAAAGTATGTCAAGTACGACCTTAGAAAGATCGCGCCTGACTTTTACAGTCTCTTTAATAATTCCATTGTGTACGAAGGCAGTCAGCAGACTTACCTTAACACGACTGATTATTACAGAGAAGCAGACCATATTTTGATTTTACCCCGTACAATGCCGGGTATGTATACGATTTACTACAATGCTTACCCTGGCGTTATGACCATTGAGACCGAAGACGATTATGTTATGAACATTGACCCCGAAGTCGCTGTTCTTTTGCCCCTTTACATGGCAGCAGAGCTTTACAAAGACGACGATAACGGTATTGCGACTACATATCGTAACGAATTTGAAGTCGGTCTTGAAGCACTACTTAACACTTCCAGTTATTCAGGCAAAGAAGAATTTATCTCGGAGTGGGTATAAATGGCAGTATCATTTAAAGTTCCCGCGTCTCCTACACGGAGTATGCTGACAATAGATACGTTTCTCGGTGCAGATTTTACTAATGACCCCGCAAACGTCGATATTGATAAAAGCCCGAACGTCTTAAACATGATCCGCGACGTTCCGGGCAAAGTTCGCAAATCAATGGGTTATAAAACTATAACCTCTTTTTCGGACGCAATAAACGGATATCATACCAAACGTGGAAAAGCACACGGACTTATCCACGCGGGTACAAAAATATATGAGGGTGATTATGAAAACCCTACTGAGCTTTACTCAGACGCAAACAATTCTCGGTCTCGTTCATGGCAGTTCGGGGATAAGGTTTGTATTCTTGACGGTAAAGCTCTTTTGATATGGGACGGGACAACAGTTAAGAAAGCGTCAGACGACGCAAAAGTCCCCGTAACCTTAATCGGCGGAAATCCCGCGGGCGGTGGTACATCATACTACGCGCTTAATCTTTTATCCCCCGGCTTTACCGAACAGTTCTTAGGAACAGCGGGAACAACTGAATATCACTTGTCTTATAAAGACCTTGACGCAACACCCGTAACAGCAAAGATATTACAGAACGACGGTACATGGCTTGATAAGACAGAAGGCACAGATTTTAGCGTTAACCGTACTACGGGAGTCGTAACATTTACTACGGCCCCTGGCGTATCACCCGTAACGGGAGAAGATAACGTAAAGATAACTGCGTATAAGACCGTCGAAGGATATGCAGATAGAGTCAATAAATGCAACATCGGAGTATTGTTCGGTGCAAGTGGAGACCTGAACAGACTCTTTGTTTCTGGAAATCCCGACACGAAGTATACCAACTATCAGTGGTTCTCGGCTGCAAACGATCCTACATATTTCCCTGACACAAATTATCAGTTAGTCGGTACGGCAAAGTCAGCGGTTGTTGGCTATTCCGTATTAAGTAATTATCTTGCAGTCTTTAAAGATAAGCAGGAAGTTGAACAGAATATAGTCCTTGTAACTAATACGACAGTCAAAGACGAAGTAACCTTTGCTACACAGACGACTATTCATGGTGCGCCCGCGATATGCAAAGACTCTTTTGGATATCTTGCAGGTGAACCGATATTCCTTACTAACTTAGGACTGTACGCTTTAACTTCTCAGGATATCACGGGAAAGGAATTGACTAACCTTAGATCATTTTTCCTTAACGGAAAATTACTTGAAGAGACCGACTTAGAAAAGGCTTACGCTTTTGTATATAAGGACTTTTATATATTAGCCCTTAATGGCGGTTTATACACCCTTGACGGGCTTCAAAGTGTGCAGACGGATAAATCCGCGCCTTACTCTACAAGACAGTTTGTCGGCTATTACAGAGCAGGTATAGACGCAAATATCATGTGGGAAGAAGACGGGGCATTGTGGTTCGGTACAAAGTCCGGCAAAGTCTGTAAGTTCTATACGAACGTAAATGATGTTAACTCATACAATGACGACGGTGCGCCTATATATTGCAGATGGGAAACACCCGACTTTGACGGAAAGCTCTTTTATAAAAATAAGACTTTCAGATATCTTGCGGTCAGACTTAAACAAGCTGTTGCGACTTCAATACGTATGTCAGCAATGAAACGCGGAGTATGGACTGTACTTAGTTCTGATAGTTCCACGGCTTCATATATGACGTTTAAGGGACTGATATTTAGTAAACTTTCGTTTTCATCAGACCTGACGAACAGAGTCGTAGCGTTAAAGACCAGGATTAAGAAAGTAGATAAGACAAGATACAGATTTGAGAACCTAAATGTTAATGAACCCTTTGCACTTGACAAGATCGGTATTGAATACGTCGAAAAGGGCAACTACAAACAGTAAGGAGACGATATGGGAGAGTTTCAGGACACATATAAAATCACATCAGCAGACCGTGTTAATAAGGGCGTAACGGGTCTTCCCGATACCCCCGGACTTTCCACGGGTGATATGCAGGCAAGATTTGATTCACTCGGTAATCTCGCTATTGATAAGTTCAATGCGGTAGTTGACGCAGTAGGCGATATCGTTGTTAACGATCCTCAGAAATTACCCACAATGAAAGCTATCGTTGACTACGTTGTATCAATGGGCGGCGGTGATATGACAAAGGCTGTTTATGATACCGATAATGACGGAGTAGTTGACAATGCAGAAGCACTCGACGGACACAGCGCAACATATTTTAAAAATCAATACGAAGTCTCGCTTCCTACTACTGGATATACCGAAGAGACGGTAACTATATGGGGAGAGTCAAAGACCGTACAGACCATTGTAATATCATCAGACAAAGACGGAAATCCTTTAACAAACTTTGCTGCGGATATGATCGGCGATTATCCGATAAACGTCTCAGGCACACTTACTGATTTTAAGAAAGTCTATGCTTTTGAAATCGGTGCAACAAGCGTGACGTTTTATCTTACAGAAGTTCCTACAACAGCATTTAACGTACTCGTGAGGGAAGCATAATGAAACAGTTAAATCTTTATTACATAGGTGGTGGAGAACAAAGGCCGGACGGAAGAACAGTAGAACCTACTGACGATATCCAGATATGGCTTAAATGTGCAGGACTTAATAAACCCTATACTACCCTTGCAGAAGTGTTAGCAGACAGTTCAACACTTGAAGCACTTATCAATAACGAAAACGCTGTTGATTATCTTGTGAGGTCAACCACATTTGCAAAACAGATAACAGTTCCTATAATGACGAGTAATAACACACCGAGTGGTGAGGTTATATATTCAGATTCTCCGTCAAGTAAACCTGC